AACCGCTTTCCATTTTTCACTCCAATTTATAACCAATAGAATCTATTGGTATTTGTACTTACACTGCGGCCTGCTCCCAGGCTTGCGTCGATTCATTCCAGCTGTACATGCCACCGTCGGTCGGCATCGCAACAGGCGGCTGCCAGTTCGCGTCAGAGTCCAGCGTCCAGCTTGAGTAAGGTTGCGGCGGGATGAAGGCATCACGCACAGCGTTGTATGTGTAGCCAATACCAGCGTAATGCTTGCGGAAGTTGCCGTTGTAGCTGGTCTGCTTCCATGTGCCGCCAAACAGTCGCTCACAGAAAGCAGCGCCAATGTGCTCTTTCTCAATACCAGCAGCATCGCTAGTATCTTTGTTATCCACAACTATTACTCGAAGAATAACATTATTGCTATCAATCTCGGCAAAGTGAGCCATGTTTTCTCCTTACGCTACAGCTTGTTCAAATTCTTCAATACGTCCCTGAATCTCTGCTTGCTGCTCAGGAAGCCAAATAGTCGGTATTCTGTCTTCAAATGCTTTAAGCTCATCCATCATCCAATAAACTTCTTCAATAGATGGGCAAGGTCTTGGGTCTTCCCAACGAGTAAACACACCGTTAGAAATTTCCCATTTAGCGCCGGGACGTAAACATTCCATCGCTACGTTTATTCCATACAATCTGTAAATCTTAGATTCCATCAATATCCCCTATTGATTTAGTTTAATGATGACGATGCCTGAACCTCCTGCTGCGCCAGTAGTAGAACCTCCACCACCACCACCACCACCGCCTCCAGTGTTTGCAGTGCCAGCAGTACCGTTAACGCCATCATTACCACCAGCGCCTCCACCACCAGAACCACCTGCTCCACCATTTCCAGCGTTACGTCCACCGCCACCACCACCGGCGTAGGTCACTGAACTTCCAGAAATGCTTGATGCTGTTCCTGCGCCACCTGCACCGCCAGTTGTTCCACCAGTTGCACCAGCAGCAGAAGCCCCGCCGCCACCACCAGCGGAATAAGTTGAGCCAGCACCTGCGGAACTACCACCGTTGCTTCCTTGTGACGGTGAAGTGCTTGGAGTATTTCCTGTGCCGCCTGTGTAATTGACAGCATCGCCAGAAGCCGCGCCACCACCGGAACCGCCATTTCCTCCATTGCCTACGTTTGCACCAGAGCCATAACCTCCACCGTTCGAAGTGATTGTGCTAAAAGTAGAATTGCCTCCTGCAGTTCCATTGGCATTAACACCGCCATTAGAACCGCCAGCCCCAACAGTAATCGTATATTCAGTTCCCGCTGTTACTGAAAAAGAAGTGCCAGTTCTAAATCCACCAGCGCCACCGCCACCAGCGCGGCCACCGCCACCACCTCCACCACCAGCAACCACCAGATAATCCACGCTGGTAACACCAGTTGGAGCAACCCACTTAGTCGATGACTTGAACGTAAATACGGTCTGCGATGCTACGGTGTAGGACAGAATGACGATGCCTGAGCCGCCAGCACCACTGTTTCCAGTACCAGCACCTCCGCCACCACCTCCAGTGTTTGCAGTTCCGCTTGTCGCTACAGTGGCGCTATTACTCCCTGCGCCGCCACCACCAGATCCACCTGAGCCAGCGGTATATCCAGAAGCTGCACCGCCGCCACCACCACCTGAATAGGTGACAGACGATCCTGAAATAGTTGAGGCTGTTCCAGCACCGCCATTGCCGCCGACAGTTGTAGTGGCATTTGCTCCGACCGCACTTGCGCCACCACCGCCACCACCGGGATAGCCGGGCGCTTGAGCAGCATTACCGCCATTGTTCCCTTGCGAAGGAGAAGTAGATGGAGTGTTGCCTGCGCCTCCAGAACCAGCGGCTGTAGCACCACCACCTCCGCCACCACCTGAACCACCGGGTCCTCCAGCAGTATCTACTTTTCCTCCATAACCGCCGCCAGTAGACGTAATGGTTGAGAAAACAGAATCGTTACCTTTGTTGCCGTTATTCGATGCTCCACCGGCAGGTTGAGCTCCACCGGCACCGACTGTAATTGTGTAGTCAGTTCCTGCAGTAACACTTAGGCCAGTGCCAGTCCTAAAACCTCCAGCACCACCACCACCGCCTCGGTCATTACCGCCACCGCCAGAACCTCCCCCGGCGACGACAAGGTAATCAACACTCGTCACGCCAGCAGGCGCAGTCCATGTGCCGGAAGCGGTGAAGGTCTGAACGACGGTATAGCCACCGGCAGACAGCAGCTTCAGGAACCCGAAAGCCCTTGCGCTGGATGCCCCTGTCATTCCAAGTCTAGGCATTGGCTAACCTCACGCGAATTTGGACTGCGATGCCAGCACAGTGAACGTCGCGTTCGCAGTCTTGGTGATCGCATAGGTGTACACATCAATCGACGACGCGTTGCCCGCTGACGGCGCAGAACCACCTTGCCACTTGGGCGTCACAGCCGAGCCATCGATCTGCACTGCGCTGTTCTTGTAAGCCGTCGCGCCGTTGGTGTTCCAGAACGACACGGTGATCGTCTCGCCAATTGCCATCAGCGAGTTCAGAGAATTCGACGCATCGCCCCGGAAATTTAGCGTGAAGTCTGCCGACGCATTCGACGTGTAGTACAAGAGGGACTGCGTCAGAATGTCGTAGGCAATCGTGCCGGTCGCAGCAGTCGCAGAGATCGTGTTGTTCTCAAGCGTATTGTCGAACTTGGCTGATAGCACAGCAGAGCCATTGAATGTCTTTTTGCCGGTGATGGTCTGATCGGTGTCGGTCGTCACATCTCCCGCACCAGCAGGACCCTGAGCTGCCAGGAGCATCCAGTAAGCCGTCGCTGACGCCGGGTCCTGATTCGTGCCGGCTTGTATCGCCAAGTACGAATTGCTGTTGCGGGTTACAACATCGTTCACAGCATACGTCGCACCGCTAGACCAGGCGCCTCGACCGGTAAAACCAACGGACACAGGCGTTGCTGATCCCTCATACGACGAGTACAGCGCCACGATGCCAGCGCCGGAGCCGACAGCGACGATATAGTCGCCAGCGTTCAGGTTGATCGGTTTTGGCCAGGTGTAGACATCATTGGCCGCAATCGACTTTGCAGGGCCAACGGTCACGGTCGTCCCCAATGACTGCTTGTAGAGCTTCAACGTGACGGTCAAAGCGCCGGCCGTCGGATTGGAGAACACCAGACCATGAACGGACGATTCAATCGTCGCTGGGCAGGTGTACAAAGTGGTGTCGGACGTGCCGACGGCGACTGCTTGCCCCTTCAATGCCATGACTTAGCTCCCGAAAACGAGTGCCATCGCCACGGGATTCGGGATGGCCAGAATGGTTGAGTTAATCGTGTCGAGCTGCGCCTGCAACCCGGTGATGTCGGCAATCGTCACCGACGCCAATGCCTTGAACGTCATCACGCGCACCTTGTCGTTCAACGCAAGCGCTGAAGCAAACGTGATGTTGGTGCCGTCGGTGGCCGTGATGTCGGCGTCATCCAACAGAACACCATTGACCCACACATACGTGAAGCCAACGCGGTAGCCGCCAGCAAACGCATACGCCGTCTGACCGGCCGTCGCGGTGAATTCAACCTCTTGCACCGTATCAGGCGACACAGTGGCAGCTACCCATGCCGTGCCGTTCCAGACACGCATCTCGCCGGCCGTCGTGTTCCAGTGCAGGGCGCCAACAAGCAGCGCATTGCCATCGTTGTCCACCGTCGGATTCGACGCCTTCGCGCCCAGATACCGGTCGTCAAACGAGTCATACGCAGCTTCAGCCGCCGTCTGGGCAGCGACTGCCGCAGTAGAGGCCGTGGTGGCTGTTGTCGCAGCGGTGGACGCCGTGGTGGCCGACGCCCCAGCAGCAGTGGCAGAACCCGCCGCTGACGTTGCAGACGACGCCGCAGCCGTCGCTGAAGCCGTTGCGCTGGTCGCCGCCGTAGAAGCGGTCGACGCGGAATTGGATGCCGACGTCGCAGATCCTGCCGCAGCTGTGGCTGACGTCTGGGCATTGGTGGCTGATGTGGACGCTGACGACGCCGACGTCGCAGCATTCGTGGCCGACGTCTGCGCTTGGGATGCGGCAGCTGTCGCGTCGGACGCTTTGGTCGTCGCAGTCGCTGCCGACGCTGCTGCATTGCTGGCTGACGTGGATGCTGCGCTTGCTGAGGACGACGCATTGCCGGCCTGCGTCGTTGCTGTCGTGGCGTGACCTGATGCCGTTGTCGCCGACGCAGCAGCAGCGGTGGCCGATGTCGCAGCGTTGGATGCCTGCGTGCTCGCCGTTGTGGCTGACGCAGCGGCATTTGTCGCTGATGTTGCGGCCTCTGATGCCTTGGTGGTTGCTGTCGTTGCTGATGCTGACGCGTTCGTCGCTTGCGTTGATGCGGTTGTCGCTGATCCTGCGGCAGCCGTCGCAGAAGCCGCTGCGGCTGTTGCCGACGTGGCCGCTGCGCTTGCGCTATTGGCCGCGTTGGCGGCCGACGTCGTTGCAGCGTTGCCGGCAAGCTGCGCTTCCACGCCAGTGCCACGCACCATCACGTTTTTGCGGCCAGCCACCGCCGGCGCGGGAGGTGCGGTCACAAACGTAATCGTCGTGCCCGAGATCGTGAAGTCTTGCGTCGGTATCTGCGCAACACCGCCCACAAACACGGTCGCAGAGTTGCTGCCGTTGTACGTGTAGGACAGCGTGAATGTCGTCTGGGAGCCCGTGCCCTCGTACAGATCCACGGCCGTCGCACCGCCCGACAATGCGCCGTTTGCAATCAGCAACCATTTACCTGCCGCCAAGTCGGTCGCGAAAGTCGCACCTGACGTGTGGGCGGTCAACGCGAGATAAGTCGCTGCATTGAAGGTGACAACATCGCCGACTGCATACGCCGTGGATGCGACCCATGCGCCTCGGGGGTTGTATTCGCCCTGCGTGATCAAGGCCAGCGTGCCCGCAGACAAGCTGTCTGGCGTGACCGTCTGATTGGCCAACGCGCCGTCGTCGCGCTGGATCAGTGCAAGGTTGCTTCTGATCTGGCCAGCCGTTAATGCGATCGCGTTCAGCTCATTGTCGAGTTGGTTCGCTGGCAGCGGCGTGGTGGGATTGACCGTCTGATAGTCGGTAAAGTTGTACAGCCGTGTGTAGGGAGTGGGTTGTGCCATTGCCGCCTCTCTTAGATGCCGCAATTGTATGGCGGATTGTCTGAAAAGTGGCTGATTGTATGGTGGTTTGTGGAGTGTGGCGGGTCGGCACGCGGTGGGGTGAAGTCGGACAATTTGAAAAATTTCTGGTGGGGGCGGGTACCAGTTGCGGAGCGGCTCGTCGGCGCTACGCCGGGGGGCGGGTCGACGCCGGCGCCGGCCACGCGGCATGACGACAGCACGCGCATCGATGGCCGGCCGGCAGCCTGGTCGGGCTGCCAGCTGGCATGTTGCAGGGGGAAATTGCAGGGTGCCTGCCCTAACCACGCAGCGGTCAGGCAAGGCCTGGTGCGGGTTTAGCCGGGCAGTTGCGCTCTATCCTGCGCTTTATCGATGATTTCGACGTCCTCGGCGTCGATCGGCTTGGCCAGCGCTGCCTTTTCGGCTTGCCACTTGTCGATCAACCCGGCCAGTTCTTCGGCTGTCATCTCGGACAGTGGCCGCTCGTCCTCTGCGCTCCGCTTGTGCCGTCCGATCTCGCCTGACATCTCCAGAACCGTCCTGGCGGCTTGGACGCGGGCTGCTGCCGGTGCGCCCTTATCGACCAAGATCTGGTGCAGGGTGCCGGTGGCCACGTTGGCCAGCTCGCCGGAGATATAACGCTCGCGTTCGAGGCGGATGGCGGCTGCGACGTGCGGTAATCGGCTTAGGTCATAGGCCGACGTGCCGGCATCGCTGTAACCGGCTGTCCGCGCGGCTTGCGTGGGCGTACAGCCAGTCCTCACCAATTCGGACACGAAGTGACGCTGTTTCGGCGTTAGGTCAACGCCTCGTTCGTAGGTTGGGCGGCTTTTCTGAACCGTCCTAACGGCTGCTTTTTGCATGCGCGCGATTCTATGGCAAACACGTTATCGATACGAAAAATCAATGACGGAATGTCTTGTAAATGTCGGATGTCATACTACAATGCCTGTTACCGCGCATGCGGTAATTCTAAACAGGAGGGTAACAGCATGAGACTGGAAACCGCGCTAGACATTGGCCAGCTGATCATCGTCATCGCCTTATGGGCTTGGATCATCGGCGAAGTCATTGAACAACTCACCAAATAAGGAGAACGACATGGGAAATCGCGCTGTCATCACATTCGAGGTACTCGACGACGCACCTTGCATCTATCTGCACTGGAACGGCGGACGCGCCAGCGTTCAGGGTTTTCTGGACGCAGCCAAGCGCCTGGGCATGACGCCGGGCGACACCCGCGAGACGCAGACGCAATTCATGGACGAATTCGCTGCACTGCTCGCAAAGCACTTTTTCGACTGCGAAGTCGGAATGACGGTCTACCGCGAGAAGTACGGCGAGGCCGACACCGACAATTGGGACAACGGCACCTATGTGCTCTGGTCCGACCTTGCCATCGCTCGTCGCCTGCACAAGCGCGGTCCCGAGGAATACGACGCCGAGAAGCAGCAAGCAATCTCGGACCAGATCTATTTCGCAGCCAGCCCGGCATCCCTTGTCTGATTTCACGCCCAAAGGAGAACGCCATGACCGACTACCAAGCCAACGGCTACGCCAACCGCAAGGCCTATCTCGAATCGCTGTGCGACGAGTACCCACGACACGTCGTATACGCCATCGCCGACATGCTCGGACCGTCTGAGGACTTCGACGCGCTGATCACGGCCCTGGAAGACTACGCCGAGGACTACGCATACGAATGACCCCACGCCACCGCCTAGAGGCCGCCCTGTGCGGCCTTTTCTTGTCCCTGCCAGCGCTGATCTGGCTTATTCGAAAGGTTTTGAAATGACCACCAAACACACACCCGGCCCTTGGCTGATCGATTACGAGCTTGACGACCTCGATTCATCGGCCGGCGTCCTGCGCATCATTGACCCGGCATCCCTGGACCACCCGCAAGGCCCGCTGACCATTGCCACCGTCAACGTAGCAGCCCACGCGCCGCACCTTGACGAGCCGTTAGCGAACGCGGCATTGATCGCCCGCGCGCCGCTGCTCATGCGAGCGCTGCGCACAGCGTTGCCGTTACTGGAGGCGTCGTATCTCGACCATGACGGCACCGAAAATGGACGCGCGATCTTTGCTGGCCTTGAGCTGGTGCGCGAGGCGCTGTCGTCCGTCATCATTTCCGTTGACGAGGTGACGCATGAAGCCTGACCCCTACCAAGCCGACGAGGCTGCCGCTTTCATCCTCACGCCCCAACCCGGCCAGCCGCCTATTGGCACCGGCCAGCCTGACCTGTTCGGCATCCCGGCTGACCAGGTTGCCCAGCTGGCCGCCCGTTGCGCTCCACGCGCCCGGCAGTCGTCACCTGCTGCGCCTTCCCTGTTCGACGACACGGCATCGGAGGCGCCATGACCGACGTCCTCATGATGACCCGCCGCCAGGCCGGGACAGTTGCCGACGCGTTGGATCAGGCGCGTGCGTTGAAGGCCTACGTCCTGCTGCTGTCCCATTCCAGCACGCCACCAAACGCATTGCTCATTCAACAAGCCAAGCGTCTCGACGAAGCGCTGAAAGCCATCGAGCTCACCCGATAGCAAAACCGCAATCAGCCCCCACTCCCCACCAACCCCGGCCAGCGTGTCGGGGTTTTCTTTTCACCCATACCCATGATGCGCACATGGCTATATGTGCGCATGTGCGTCCCTATAGGACGACGCACATGACGCACATGTTTTATAAATCATATGCGCACATATGCACGCACATGTGCGCACATATTCCAACTCATTGATTCCATTACTAAAACTCATTTTTACTTGCCGAGTGAGCAACGCCGATGGCATTCGTACCGGTGGCCGAGTACATACCTAGCATTTTGGTAACAAGTCGCTGCTTGACCAGCTTGTCGAGCGCCCGAGTGATGGTCGAATCATTAACATTTGGTCGCGCATCTCGTACATATTCGGCAATGGCCAATCGGCGCGGCGAGCCCGGCTGAGTCCGGATGAATTCCAAAATGTCGCGCTGTAGGGGTGTCAGGTCGCGCTCCCGGCTGTCACCTTCGACAGCTCTTTGCTCGACCACGCAGGTCGTGAACACGTTGCCAAAGATGCCTTTGCCGAGCTCGACAACGGCCAGATCAAAACCGATCGATGTGTTCTTGCCGGGTAGATCCCGCTGCTTGGTCACAGTGGCCGCTTTGGGCGTCCCGTCCTGGTTGTCGGTGACTTCGATCTCGGTGTCGGTGGCCGCGCGTAGGGCTGAAGATCCTCGCGCCCCGTTGGTCTTGTCCTTGCCGGTGTGGTGCACCAGGATGAATTGCGCCTTGGTGGCCGCTCTGATCAAGTCGATGTGCTTGATCACGATGCCCATGTCCTGCGCTTTGTTCTCATCTCCCGCCCCGATGACGCGGGCCAGCGTGTCTGCGACCACGCAGCCAACCGTCACCTGGTGCTTGGCCTCGATCTGGATGATGGTGTTGACCACAGCCAGCGTGTCGCCTTTGGCGTCGTACAGGTCGATCGGGCAGTTGACGATGAACAGCTGGGTAAGCGGCTCGTTCAGGTGCTTTTCCAGCGCCCTGGCGCGGTCGACGATCGACCTGGGGGATTCCGCTGCCAGGTAGACGACAGCGGCCTGCTTGACCTGCCTGCCCATCCATTGCCGGCCTTGGCTGATGTGCGCAACCATGTCGAGCGTTAAGAACGACTTGCCCGTGTTGCTGTCGCCATAGATCACCGTCATGCCGCCTTGCATCAGCATGCCCTCGACCAACTCCTGCGGCGCGTCCCATTCCGGCAAGTCGCTGGCCTGAACGTAGGGCAGGGTGCGATCCAGCTCGCTGGCTTGTGTTTCAGTTTCGGCGGGTTTTGTTTCGGCTTTGGCTGGTTGCGTTTCAGTTTCGGCCTGCTGGGCCAATGCTTCTGGTTGCGTTTCCTGGGTGATCGTTGCTGCGCTGGCCTGCTGCTGCAACTGATTCGACCGGATGCGCTCGGCGAGCATATCGATACCAGTCGGTGGCTTCTCGATGCCCAATTCACTGGCCGCTGCCTTGATTGCCGCTGTTCTGTCGTTGCCGTGGAACGTGAAGCACCAGACATCGAACGCATCCCCGAAGCAGCAGCGGCCGTCGCTGGTTTGGCTCCCGACGCCGGCCTCCAAATCAGACAAAGACAGGCTGACCCAATACTGGCCGCTTGGCTCGTCGAAAACCTTGGTGGCGTATGAGTTCGTCGTCTGGCGCGGGCTCTTCCAGCCCTCGCGTGGTCCCTGCACGTACCCGCAGGCGGCGAGCATGTGCTCAAGATCCGTGGCCGCGTTGAATTCGTTGATGACCGACTTGTCCGAGTTTGGTTTCGCCCGCAGCTGCGCCATGCGCCGTCGCGCCTCTGCCGAGCGTCTCTCGTGCTCGGCCATGCGTTCAACCTCGTCTCGCGCTGTCGCCTCAATGCGCTCGGTGCCCGGGCAGTCCGTGACATCCAGAAGCGCACCGTCGATCAGCTGGTCAGCAATTAGCGGCTCGATGCCGTCGTCCCTCGGTGCGGTGTTGGGGAGATAAATCGGCTGGCCTGCGCGCTCAAGCGCCCTGTCGGGCCTGTGCCCGAGCTCGGCTTCAATGTGCACGTTCAGCGCTGTGGTGGCTGCCAGCCAGTCGGCAAAGTGCAGAGCGTTGGCCAGCGGTATCAGCACGCGCCACTTGCGATCGTCTTTCGTTGCTGATGACGACGAGTAGACGCGCATCTGGACGTGGCCGGTGAAGGATTGGACAGCGGCGACCAGTGCCTTGCCTTGCACATTGCCGGTGTCCAGATCGACGGCGAGCATGACGAACTCGCCGAATTGCTCCTGCGCCTTGTGGCTGCGCCCGTCCGGGCCGTTGTACGTCGAGCACAAAACCCAGCGAGCTTGATCTTTAGGCACGCCGGTGCGCTCTATCGTCATCAGCTCTTGAACGCTGATCGTCTCGTAATCCTGGTCGGTGCCGCGATGGCTTTCGTAGGTGCCGGCGACCGTCAGCACCTTGTCGTTAAACGGCGCCGTCATTTGCGCCTCGGCGTCGGCTTGGGTGTGGCTGCCGCCGTGACGACGATGGCCTGCATGACCAAGTCGCTGCGCTTTTTCTTGTGCCGGTGCCGCAGCATCTTCTCGGCCGGCGTCAGTCGCCGGCGCACATCCGAAGGATCGCTGCCAAGCCCCCATACAGGTTCAACGGCGCGGCCAGTGTGGTCGCAGTTCCACCGGCAGATGCGCGCTACCCGTTGGGTTTCGAGCGCGCGGAGCGTCTTGTAGATCGTCTGGCGGGTGACACCCGTTGCCTCGACAATGCTGGCAACCGTCGATGTCCTGGCCAGCAATCGCATGACGATGGCAAGCTGATCAGTCTTCATTCTGTTTGTGTAGTTGTTGTTCGAGTTCCCTGCGGCGCGCTTGCTCGTTTGCCCACGCCATTTTCCATTCCCTTGCTTGCTGCCTTACTTCCGTGAGTTCAGCGGTCAAGGCTAAGACAGCAAACGCCAGCTTGGTCGTGTAGCTCGGCTCTTCCTGGTGTGACTGGATCTCGCGCTTCCTCAATTGCGGCTCCAGATATAAATGCACTGGCGCAAAACCAGGTCGGGCATCTTTGCCGTCGTGTACATGGCCTGCTCGCACCGGTCGCGCCAGCGAATTTCTGCTTCGTGCGCAAGCAACAGATACAGAAAGCCGAGCACGACGACGTTGACCGCAATGGCCGATGCGAGGGTGATCAGGGCGCGTCGCATCAATGCACCTGAAACCATTTAGCGGGCTTGTGCTCAAGCCAATACGGATTGACGCGGAAAGTGATGAACGGACGATCGGGTCCGATTTGTAAGTGTCGCGCGCCGAAGCGCCAGTTAATCCAAAGATTACTCATTGTTGTCCTCGCTTATCGGTGGCATACGAGTGGCCAGTGTTGCGAGCAGTTCGGGGCTTGCCAGCAGCTCGCACATGTCGTCAAAGTCAAACTCCCAACGGACAACGCGCAGGCCCATCGTTGCGGATCCGGGAGCAATATTTCGTGTGGTACCGTCTTCAAAATGCGCGATCATGTGTTCTTCTCCCGCAGCTTGGCTTCGATGGCGCGGGCAAAATCCTCGTAAGGTGCGGATTGTTCCATGCAGTGTTTGCCGTACCAACACTCTGCTTGTTCTCGTTGCGTCAGCCCCTGCCATTCGCGCTTTTGTGGGGCGGCGAACACTGGCTTCACATCACCTATCCGCTCACGCTCCTCCGGCTTACGATGTGTAAACCTCTGCTCCATGTACCGCGTAAACCATAAATAGCCGTGCGGCTCCGGCTCAGGCTGCGCAAGTCTGGCGCGGAGGGTTTCTGCTGCCATGACGGTTAAGTCGCTATGCGTCCAGCCCATGCACTCCTCCAGCGCATCGAGCGCTTGTCGCATCAAATCGCGATCAGTCATCTCAATCCCTCCCCAGCGCGCTGATGTGCTTCACACCGAGCGCAAGATCCCGCTGCCGCATTGCCTGCCGATACTCTTCAAGCAACGCGTGAGCGTCATTCCATGTGCCCGTCGGGTCCAGCAGCGCGCATTCCAGCATCACGGCCAGCCGATGCGTGTACAGGTCGCCAATGTCCCGATACGACTCCATCAACACCAGCGGCTCAGGACTGTACGTCTCGTCGGGCTTCTTGAATCGCAGGAAGCGATGGCCGATGGCGTTCTTGCACAGCCAGGCGACGGGTAGGTAGGTGTCGTCTGTCATGACTTCACCCCGCAAACCTTCTCCATGTACGCAACGTACAGCTCTGCGACGTTGGCAAACTCGCGCGGGTCACGATCGAGGTAATAAACGATCTTTGGCTTTCTCCAGCCAGAATAAATGTCGCCGCTCCGCACGCGCTTCGTCATCGTTTCTTTTTGAATGCCCAGTCTTTCATTGCGATACTTGCGATGCGCGCCCCAATCACCAGAAACTCCTAGCGTATACATGAGTTTCGTTGTGCAAAACTCTTCGTAAGTCAGCTCAGTCATATCTCTCCCTCCAACCAAAAATAGACGATCATGCCGGCGACACCGACGATCACTCCCACGCCGATCATCGCGGCGCCAACGATAGGTATGGCGATCATTGAATGACAATGGCGATTAGCAGGGCCACGAACATGATGGCCAGAAGTTCCAAGGCGCTCATGCCTTCACCTTTTTCATCTCGCGTCGCAGCTTCCTGATTTCGGCGATCAGGCTCTTCTGGTAAATGTGCATCTTGTGAACGTGCCGCGCGATTTCCTTCTCGCCGTCGCTCTCCAAGCGGTCGACGATCTGCGGCGTGTCCTCGAACCACACAGCGCGGCGCAGGACGTCTAGTTCTCTTGGTGTTTTCATCTTTCCCTCCCATGTAATAGGTCGACCAGCTCAGCGTAGGCCGCGTTCTTTGCCGGGCCTGGCTTTGCCTTGACCATCTCCTGCGCAACGTCATGCAGTCGCCCCAGCCGGCGCAGTAGCTGGGCTGCTTTAATGTCTTCGTCCCGGCGCGCGTTGTCTGCCAGGTAGTCGGCGAGCTCGGTGGCTGACTTCATAGCCGGCGATGGCTGATCTGATCCAGCAGCCGGTTGACCTCGGCCAGCGTCGACGGGCGCTGCGACTTGTACAAGCTGACCGATTTCCTCTGCACGCACAGGCGACACAGCCAGCGCGCTGTCTTGTTCAGCTTGCGGTACTCGCCGCCCTCGGTCTGCCGGTCGCATTGGCAGGATGTGCAGTAGCGGTGCGTCATCGCAGCACCACGGACACAAATGCCACGAGCAGCAGCGCTCCGAACAAAACCAGATACGCAATGGCCAGCGTCTTCAAGTGCTTCATCCAGCCTATGCGACGAAGCTGCGTTGCGGTCGTGGCCACAGTGTCAGCGGCGGCCACGTTCGGATAGGGCTTGACCTTGCGGCGCTCGCGCTCCAACGGATGCTTGTCGCCCTTCATCGAAACACCGCCACCAGAAACGACACCACGCCAATGCCAATTAAGCAGCGGAAAACGATCAACTCCCACTTGTTGCTGTTGCAGACCTCGATCGAGCACGCGTACTCGGGGCTGCCCGGGAATGCCTCGTTCATGGTGCGCGGGTGACGACGCACATTGACTTCATCATCATTGATCATTGCTTCCTCCCTTGATGTCGATGACCTCTGGCGCTTTGCTGCGCTCGCGGTCGTAGGTTTTCTGAATCAGCTTTTCGTATTCGATGCGAGTGACCGACGTGCGTTGCAGGTCGTGGTACTCGAACAGATCCCGCCAGCACGCCAGCGCTGGCCCCGATGCACCCATGCGGCCAATGCGTTTGTGACGCTCGGCTGACTCGATCAAATGGTCCTGCGCCTGCATGCACACCGACAACACTTCCTCGCCAATGCCGGCTCTGGCCATCGTCTCGGCGACATTCAGCATTGCCTTGACGCGATGCCAGTCTTCAAGCGTTGCAGCGCCTGTGCGAAACGCTTCGAGTGACGCGAGCTCAAGCATGCGCAGCTTGTTCAGATCTTCATCCGGCGTCACGGCCAGCCCTTCCTTGACGAATTGCATGGGATTGATCAGCACCGGTCGCGGCTGGTACTTACGCTTTCTTCTGACGAATGCCATGCTCGGCTCCCAGCGTTGTCTGATTGCGCACGGCTGCCCGGATCTCCAGCTCCAAGGACGCCAAGAGATTCCAGATCATCTGCGCCTTGTGATGGCAGCCAGTGTCCTCGTCGATCTGGTGGCCAGCGCCCAGCTCCAGCATGTGACGAGCAAAGGCCTCCATGTAGCGCTGCTGGCCGTCAGGCACGTCAACCCAGCCGTTCTTGGTGTACTTAAGCGCGCCCTTGGTCGTGACGTCAGCGACGGCATACAGCGCGTTAGAGAAGCCCGAAAGACACAGCCACGCCATCGGCTTGCCAGCATCCAGCTTGGCGCCTGGCGCGTGCGGATCGCGGCCAGTGGGGTCGATCTCGACCCATTCGCCGGGCTTGGGTTTCTGAGGGGTTATCATCCTGCCTCCGTCTTGTTGTTGTATGAAACGTTACCGGAAATGCGAGATTATCATACAGTCCGGTAACGCTAATTGATTCTGGCTATCGAATCAGAACGGAATATCGTCGTCCTCTATTGGCGGCGCCATCTTCGCTTTCTCCAGCCGCGCGTCCGGGAAGGCCTTCTTCAGTTCTGATGCGGCCAACTGCTTGTCCCATGCTTCCAAGATCACAGCGACTTCGGCCAGCGTGTACATGACGACGCCGTCCTTTTGCTCGGCGCTCCATTGATCAAAGTCCGTGCGCGCGATCGCATAGACCTTTTCCCCTGAGCGCACTTCCCACACGTCTGGCGACTGCCAGGGCTCTGCGCCCGCTGCGCTGGCCAGCTCGTCCAGCTTGATCCAGCCGCGTCGCATGATCTCTGCGCGCTCGCGTATGGCGACCATGTCGGCGTCATCGATGGCCTTGACCAGCTTCTCGCCAGCAGAGTGAAACTTCAGCGCCCACTCTTCGGGCACGAGCGTCTTTAATCGGCCAACGCCCCACTTCCTTTCCATCTCCTGAACAACGCGTTTGAGCGGCCCCAGAACGGCGTCTGCGGCGGCCTGCTGCTTGCGCAAGAGCTCCTGATTCTTGTCGGCGCAATCCGGCAACTTGCCGGGCTCCGGTGATAATGATCTTCCCATCTGTATCTCCATCTGCTTCATGGCCTCTTGGCCAGTCGGCTTGAACTTGCCGGTGAACTTGCCTCCCTTGCCGAAGATCGGTTGCCTGGGCGTGGGCTTGGCCTTCTCGAATAGCCAAGGGCTATCGATGCGCTCCCACTCTTCAACTCTGGCTAGGAACTCCTTCATGGTTTCAAGGGGTAAAAAAAGCCGCCACCAAGATCACCTGGTGACGGCCAAAACCCGCCGGAGGGATGGCGGGCGTCGCTGCGAGACTCCTTAGAACTCGTCGTCGGCCGTCGCTGGCGCTGCCTTCGCAGGGGCAGCAGCGGCCTTGGGTGCGGGTGCCGGCGCTGGGCGCGGGTTGACGTTGGCGCCGAAGACGTCGGGGCGGGCAATCCACTTGACGATCTCGAACGTCGGCACGCGCGTGTTGCCCTTGCCGACCTTGATTGGCGTGCTGCCGGTAATCTTTACGACAGGGGAGAGGCCTTGCGCAAACTCGCCATGCGCTTCGCATTCGTTGTAGAGGTTCTGAATGAACATGACGCTGCCGGTCGAGTTGCTGGAAAAGCTCCTGACGGCGTCTTCATGGAACATCGTCTTGCTGAAGACCTGCACTTCAAAGCCGGCCTTGTAGTCGCCTTCGGCGGGCTTGGGTTGCTGCGCGTTGTTCGGCCACGGCTTCCAATCACGGTTGCCGGTTTCCAGCAGCAGCCAACCAAGCTGCACGTTCTGGATGTCAAAGACCGCAGGCTGGTCGAATGCAAATTCGACGGGCTTGCCGTCGTCACCCGACATTTGCCACGCGTTCACGCTGGCCTGGAATCGGATGTAGGGTGTGGCGTCGCCGCCACCGGGTATTGCTAAGGGCATGGTGCTTTCCTTTCAAGCGGTTTTGCGCCGAGTCCGTCGGCGGGCGGTGCTGGCAGGAAGGGCCAGCGTTATGGGTGGGGTACTCGCTGCGTCTGCGTCCGGATGGGATATGGTTGTCCCCGCAGCAATCCGCTTTTCCCCGTTGATCATGCAGAGCCGGCCAATACGGTCAGCTCCAGCTCTTTGCCAACGCTTGCGCGCAGCTCGTTCATGGCGTCCTCGATCACCTTGTGCGGACGGATCAGCTCGTACCAGATCGTCAGCTGGCCACCGTCACGGATGCGGTAACGCAGTCGCGCCTGCACGGCATAGCGTTGGCCGCCTTCGAGCACAGGGATTCCGATCGTGAAGATCTCCGGCACCTGCAACTTGCCTTTGGCCGCCGTGCCGCTGATCTCTTCCTCGTAGGTCAGCTCGTTCTGTCCGTTGGACAGGCGAATGCCGGACGAAAAATTAACCTTCTTCTTGGCTTCCAGGCTGCGGCTGATCTCCAGCATGTCGGCCGCTGGCGGGTCTGCAATGTCAGGCAGGTTGCTTTCAATGAACTGCGCAAATGCAACCTGGTCGACCTGCTTGCCGTTTTGGTTAATCCATATCTTCCACTCGATCGACAGCGGGCAGGCGTAGACAGCGCGATGGTCACGCCAGCCAGCGCTTACGCCGTGATCGTTGAAGATGGCAACGAACGTCTGCTGTGCCGTGTTCAGGTACACGCGCGTCTCGGCGGTCTTCTCTGCTTTGACGAAAGCAATGAAGCTGGCCGCGTCGGTCAGGTGCGTCGCCCCGCGCTTGCGCGTCGGGTTGACCAGCATTCTTTCCAGCTCGTGGACCTGCGCGCCTTCTGGCAAAACCGCGATCGGCGTGCCATCGATGGCGCGGATCTCGGACAGCATTAGACCGGCGCTGATCGCGTCGGCCGTATCGCTTTTCTTGACGATGTCTTCCATCAGCTCACCTTCTTCAGTTCGCCCGTCTCCTGGTCAACAGAGCGCAGGCCATCGAGCTTCAGTTGACGCGGATCGTCGCGTTGCAGGTTGCCTTCGGGCGTCGCAAACATCAGCGTCGTGCCGCGCTCTTCCTTCGGCAGCTTCATCTTGATGTCGTCAATGATCTCGATCTGGCCGCCTTTGCCGGGCTTCAACGTCAGCGAAAGCGTGAGCGAGCCAGCGCGGCCGGTGTCGGCGCACTTGTTCGTCAGCTCTTGCAGCGCTTTGGTCAGGTCGTCATTGAGCGTCCCGAATCGAAACGACGTGATGACTTGGTTGAATGGTCTTGCGCTCATTCGACTTCCTCCTTCTGGTCAGTGGGTTCGGGTTCCTGCGCTGCGTTCTCCAGCTTCACGCCGCCGCTCAATAGCTCGGCGACTTGCAGCGCAGTCACGGTCTTCACATCAAACAGCGCGTTGGCCACATGACGCATGGCCTGCGCCGGCGTGCCGGCTTTCACAAGACGCTTGCTGCCGTCGGCTTTGTTGCTTACTGCGTAGATGCGTGCGTTCATTAGTACAGCTCCATTGCGTTGCGGACGTCACGGATACGCATCTTCAACAGCGGCGCCAATTCGACTTTGGATTGCTCCAGCCGATCGACTTCTGCTTTCAGATGCGCGATGCGACGGTCGATGTTTTCCTCGACCGTTGGGTTCGTATCAATTGCGCCCCCAAGAACCGCGTGGTTGCGGTGGGCCGCCAGCTTTTGTTCTGCTTCGTACATGTCGTTCTCCCTAGTTGCGAGGCGTGGCCAGCGCCGAGATGCGGCCGTCAAGCTGCTTCAAGAATTCGTGCAGGTCGCGCTCGTACTCTTCAAGCGGCAGATGCTTGGCCTCGACCTCATAGACAAACAGCTGAAGGTGCGGCGGCAGGCGGTCGTCGAACGATGCAAAGATCAGTCGCTCGGCGCCGGTATTGTACAGGTTGTGCATGCACTGGCCCTCGTAGTCCTCGGGCAGTGTCTTGGCCTCGATGTAACCAAGGTGCGTCGTCGTCTTGGGGCACTTCATCTCGATGACCGTTTTGAAGTCATCGATGTCGCCATCGAGTGATGAGCCAATGCGCAGCGTCTTGTGCTGAACGAATCCCGTCTCGCGGATCTTGGCGCCCAGCTGTCGGGCCAACGCGTGGCGCGCGACAGGTTCCAGATCGATGCCGCGCTGCATCTCGAACGTGACATACACGTCGTCAGCACTGATGCCGGTCAGCGCCTCAGCCACAAGCTGATCCTGGTAGTCGCCCCACTTGGCCGTGCGCGCGCCTTTGGCAGTCTTGGCCCAGACAGCTTTTGCATTGCTGCCAGTCACGCGCGCCAGGCGGGCGTTAAACCATTCCTCGCTGCGCTGCGGTGCGGTAACGACAATGAAAGGGCGGTCAATGTCGGTCGGCATATCAGACATCCTTCGAAAAAGTTAGCAGCCAAAAGGCCAGGAGAGCGGAATCCGCGCGGCCGTCGTCTTTTACTCGCGAGAACGACGCAGCGTAGGCCGGAAAGAGCTGCGCTGCGCGCTGACGATTGGCGTCCTTGCCGCCAGTCACTTTCAAGTCTCGCGTCCACTTGGCCGGCGCCACCATCGTGATGGGGATGCGCAGGCCGGCCAACACGCCACGGATGGCGCCATACGTCTGCCCGAAGTTGAAGGTAGACGACACGCCCTGCTTGGGCATGGCGCCAACCTGTTCGAGTGCAGCGTGATCAATCTCGTGCGGTCGCAGCAATTCGGCCAGCATCGGCTCGGACAGTCGGCGCTTGACGGTCTTGCCAGACTTGACCTCGACGGTCGGCATGTCGAGAATTGTCAGGGTTCCCGCAGTCACATCAAAAATGCAGACAGCACCAGACAAGCCGGGGTCAATGCCGGCGATCTTCATGCCACCGCCTGTGCTCGTGCCAGCGCAGCATCAGCGTCGCGGCGGATCTTCTCGGTTGCGCCATACTCGACGAGCATCCTCAGCATGTTGATGGCAACAGACTCGTGATCGACAGACAGCCCACGACCAGACAAAACGTCGTTGGCCCAGACAAGATCGGCGCGCTGTTCCCTCTCTTTTTCGTTCATTGCTTAATCCTCATTTTCACGAAAGCGTTGAAGTCAAAGGGCATACGCTTTTTGCGCGCCACTATCACGGCTTCCATTACTCGTGACGTTGGCACCATTCCGCGCATTACCCATTTCTCTTGCGCTCCTTTTGTGAGGTGAAGCCCCTGTTTTTCCCACAGGGTTCGCATTGCCGCCGGACCACCAAAAAACCGGATGAATCCCCTGACGTCGATCACCGTTGTCTTGTTGTTCATGTAGGCTATTCTTGCGCCAGGCATACAACTTGTCAACAATCATCACACGTTTTGCCATTGCGGCAGCGGTCAAATGGTCATACACTAGACACGATCGACATACAACTTGTATGCCGTTTAACAGGAGGGTAACGAGATGCCCAGGTACGTGACGCAGCCAAAACCTGCGCCAAAAAACACGCAGGCACCCGAAGCCATGAGTAATCGGCACGTCGTCAAAGCCGAGTTTGCGAAGCGTCTGTACAGCAAGATCATGGAACGAGGTTGGACGCAGTCCGAGTTCGCCCGCTATTGCGATCTGGCAAGAGACGCGATCAGTACCTACGTGCGAGGCCGGTCGATCCCGAGTCCGCAGGCGCTGGAGAAGATGGCCAGCGTTCTGTCGGTGCGACCCGAAGATCTGCTGCCGAACTATTACGAGGCGGCGCACAGCACGCAGGAGCCGACGTTCGAGCTGCGAGACGTACCCAACGAAGAGGGGTACATGTGGATCAGGCTGAACATGCGGCTGCCGAAAAAGGTCGCAATGGAAATACTGCTGCTGACGCAGAACGTGAAATGAGTGAGCTGCTACTGGAGTCAGAGGTTGCTGCGATGCTGAAGCGCGGCCGGCGCTTTGTGCGAAGCCTGCGCCAGTCGGGCGAACTGCAATGGCTGCCCGGCGCTGGCCGATCTCCGGTCGTCATCACGCGCAAGTCGGTCGAGGAGTACATTCAAAGGAGGGTTCAATGCCAAGAAAAGCAAAGCCGCCAAGGCTCAAACAGTTCGGGTCGGTCTGGTACGTCGTCTTCTCAGATGGCGGACGTTCACAAAGAGATAGCCTACGGACGGAAGATCTACAGGTCGCGCAGCAGCGTTTCCAGGGTTGGCTAAAGGGCAGGGACGAAGACCGTCTGGCCAGGACGCCGCAGACGCTGGCCAGCGCTTTTCGCATGTACATCGAGCAGCACGGCCCGACGGTGGCCAGCCCCGAGACGCTCGACCATGTTTCAAAAAAGCTGCTTGTATGGTTTGGCGACAAACTTCTGACGGATATTTCACGCAAGGACATCGAGGCCTTCGGCGAGGCGCGCGTCAAGGGCGCCAACGGCTGGCGTCCGGTGTCGCCCGGCACCGTCAGGAAAGAGCTGGCCATCCTGCGCGCTGTCTTCAACTTCATGGTCAAGAAAGTCGAGCCCAAGGAATTCCGGGTCAACCCGATCGATCTGTCGTATGTGCCCCTCCCACCCCGGCCGCCGGCGCGCGACCGCGTGCTGGCAGCGGGGGAGCTGGAGCGCATTCGCGCTGCCTGCGAGGCGCCTGAAGGTTTGCGCATGGACCGAATCAGCCGTTATCTGTGGCTGCTGATGGAAACAGGCGCGCGGTCAGAAGCTTTGCGCACGCTCAAATGGGAACAGGTTGATCTGCAAGCGCGATTGATCAGGTTAAACCCGTGGGGCCGCAACCAGACCACCAAGCGCCGGCCAATCATCCCGATCTCGGACGACCTGGCGCCGGTGCTGGAGCGCGCCTTCGCTGAGCGCACCGGGCCGTGGGTGCTGGATCACGGCGGCCAGATCAGGAAGTCGGTCGAGCGTTTCTGCGTGCGCCATGAGATTGTCGGCGTGACGGCGCACACCTTCCGGCACACGCTGGCGACCAGGATGGCGCAGGCCGGCGTGGACATGCGCGACATCGCGGCGATGCTCGGGGATTCAATGGTGACGGTGGAGAAAAACTACCTGCACCTGTCGCCGCAATACCTGCGCGCAGCACTGGCAAAATTGAAGGCCGCATAAAGCGCAAGCTGCGCTTTATCCCCCGGATAGAGCGCAAAATGCAGCGTTGGCCGACCGACAAACACCAGACAAAAGCACATTAAGCCTATGATTCCCTGTGTAGTCAGCGTGTTGGGCATCATACAACCTGCGTTCGGGACGCAGGTGTCGGAGGTTCGAATCCTCTCACCCCGACCAATAAAAACAAGAACTTAGGCGGTCATACAAAAAATCAGTTGCGCTGTTCGTTGCGCTCTATTCAGCGACTGCCAGCACCGCCTTGTAGCGCTTTTCACGATCTTGCAACCCGATCGTGCCGCCGTTGATCTTCTTGGTCAGGCCGACGAAGTCGTCCTTGTCGATGAAGTCGGCGCACTTGTTGATGGCCCAGAACCAGCCGGCGCTTCGCATGGCGAACTCTGGCTGGAGTAGCAGATCGGGATTGCTGACAAGATCGACACCCAGCGCTTTGCCGCATCGGGTGTAGTTGTCCTTGCCGGTAAGCTGCTTGGCGCCTCTTCCCCGGTACAGGTGCCCCTCGCCTGACTCGATCGTGCCGTTGCCCATGCGGTTCGAATAGACGACGTTGGCGATCATCTCGGGCTTCCTGTGCAGGGACAGGGCGAACTTGTTGGGGATGTTTTTTCCCTTGGCGTCCTTTTTGGCCTTTGTCTTTCCCTTCCTGTCAGGATCGGGGATCTGCTCGGCAAAGCGGTTTGGCCACGTCCCGGCCAGGCCGTCGGCCGAGTAGCTAAGGCCTTCGGTCAGCCGCGTATAGCCGCCCGATTCATGCGCCGTCTGGGCAAGGAATGCCGCTACCCGCTTTTTCGTGTTGATCGAGAACTCGGCGCAGGCCGCCTGCACGAACGGCAGCCACTCTTCGGCCACCGCTCGCGAGACTCCGGCCGCGATCAGGTGCTCAAGTCGCGGCGTCATTTTTCATCTCCTTCATCTGCTTGTTCGTGTCCTCCTGCGACTTGTTGGATGAGCCGTAGTAGAAGCGGATCAGCGAGTTGACAGCCGTGCCGATCAGGAAGCCCAAGATGATGTTGATGAAATCGCGGTTCCTGTTCTCGATAGGCATGAACGAGACGAGAAAGAAGTACAGGAACGAAACGACAGTGATGAACCACGCGTAGGCTTGGCTGAATTTTCTGGTCATGGGATCTGCCATGTACATGTCGGTTGCGCGCTGCGTGCTTTTCTCGTCCAGCTCGGCCATGAATTCAGCGTGCTTCATGGCCGCCTCCTGCATCTTCGAGACGTCCTCTGGCGTGAGCTCGTGCTCTGGCTTTAACTCCACGCCCATCTTTTCCTGCACATAGTCGACGCCCTTCTCGATGACAGCGTCGGCCACTTTTGGCATGCCATTGGCGATCAAGCCGCTGACGATTGATGCGATTACTGGAACCATCTCACTCTCCCTTTAGTCATCCTTCTTCTTTTTGCTTTCCTTCTCTCCTGCTATCCAGTCCTGCCATTGCGACTTGAATGCCGGCGACGTCATGTACATGTAGCTCGCGCCCAGGCCATAACCGACAAGCGGACCGGCTGGCAGCGCACCGGTGGCGTAGCCCATTGCCGGCTGCAAGGTCAGCTCGAAAGCTGCGCGGGCCGCGCCGCGTTCGGCGTTGACGGTCTGGTCGCTGTTCATCGCGAAGAACTTGACGAAGCGCTCCAGCGCTTGCAGCACGTAGGCGCCAGTTGCGCCGACGAAGAGATTCGACAGGTCGCGCTGGTACTTCACGCCCGTGTACGCGTTGTAGATCGGGTCAGCCAGACCGGTGAAGCCGGCACGGGAGAAGGCAAGGCCGGCTAGCCACTTGATCGGGAAGCCACCTTCCTTTTTCTCTTCCTCGTCCCACTTCTCCGGGTTCAGCAAGAGCTCGCGGGCCATCGTGACGACGAAGTGACCGGCATAGAGACTGGCCAGCGGCACGGCAACCTGAAACGCTGCGACCTTGGCAGCCTGCGTTGTGCCGCGCTCTTTGTACTCGCGCTCGATTTTCTTGGCCGACTTGATGACGGCGTTCCTGAAAAACGCCATCGAGAACGACAGCAGACCATAGGTCAGGCGACCGATCGGTGTGTTGGCTGCCCACGGGCGGTCGACGGCCGTCGGCGACTGCACCGACTGGTTGACCAGGCGGCCGACCATGACCGCATAGATCTTGCCCATGTCGGTCAGCTGGCCGTCGACGTCGATCAGCTCGTCGTGGCGCGGCATGCGGTCAGAAAACTCTCTGGCCCAATTGGCGAACTCGTTTAACTGTTCCTGCTGCATGCCCGAGTCAATCAGCTCGTCCCGGGCGTAGCCGCGACGCGCAGGGTCGACGCTGGCGTCGGCCTGCTCCAGCGCCATGTCCAGCACGTAGCGGCCCGCCAGCTTCATGGCTGCGCGCTGCTGCGCGTTGGTCAACCCGGTCAGGCCGACGCGCCGGAAGAAGTTGGCCGACACCTTGGCCATGTTTGGCGACTCGGCAAACGTGCCGCCAAGACGGTTTGCAATCACTTCATCGGCGTAGTCGCCGGCGACGATGCCCAAAACGCGGGCCATCGCACGACGTTCCTGCACGTCCTTGCCGTTGCCGATCTCCTGAATGGTCAGCGCGATCGACTTCAGCGCATCGATCGGACGGCCCGTCTGGATGGCAGCGGTAATCGGCTCGGCCAGCGAGGTGAGCACCACACGGCCCAGCAATGTCATCTGGCCGATGGCATGCACGTTGCCCAGCGCGCGCTGGAATTCCGCAGGCATGCTGCTGCGGTCCGTGCCTGTTACCTGGCCAACGATGCTGCTGGCCATGCTGCGGTCTTCCTGGCGCACGCCGGCATCGATCATGCGTTCCAGAATCCTGTGCAGCTTGGTGTTTTTCTCGCCGCTGTTTCTGGCGTCGCGACCAAAGCGCCGGTTGTATTCGGACTTGCGTGCCGACATCTGAATGTAGGCAGCAACCCGCTCCAGCGGGTCCTGGATGTAATACCTGGCCAGAATCCGGTCGGCGTCCGGCGGCAGCGTGCGCTCCTTCAGGTAGCTGCCTGATGGCGAATGCGAGCTGAAGTCAGTGGGCGAGCCGTAGCTGATGCGCGTCTGGTACTCGGCCGCCGCGTTGCCTGCCCAGACGTCACGGATGTAGTCGTAGGCCTCGTCGAAGATCTCCGCGCTGTCTTCCAGGAACTGCGTCAGATCGGCCTGCGCGCGATCGAGCTTGTCCTGATAGTCGTCATCTTCTTTGCTGATGTCGTTCAGTGCGCGCAAAAGCTTGGACAGCTTTTTCTTTGCGTCGCGATAGTCAGAGAGCTTGCCGTCGTTTTTGGCATCGATGCCTGCCTGTCGTGCGCGCGCATCCAGTGCAGCCAACGCCTCGGTGATGTCGACGCCTTCACCCGTTGGCCGCTCGGTGTCCCGCTCAAAGACGATGCGATAGACCTCGGTGGCGTCCTTGATGAACTCGTCGGCATTCTGTGTGACCAGAGGTTCGTCGATCAGACGTGGCAGGTATCCTTGATCGCGCACATAGCCAATGTCCAGTCCGGCATTGGTGTTGTAGTAGTACAGGTCGGTCAGGAGCTCGCGCAATGACGCGGCCATGCGCTTGACCTTGGCACTCGCGTCGGCAGGAACGACGGCCTTGCCGGTGGCAAAGTCATCGTGCTGGGTGAGTAGTGTGGTCAGGTCCGCGAGCTCGCCGTGATTGAGCAAATCGGCGTCGCCGGTTTTGCCGATGTTGCCCAGGCGCGTCAGGAACCGTCGCGTCTCGCGAGTCACAGCTTCGGCGTAGGTGCCGCCCTCAAACGTCTTGCGGCCGCTGCCCGGGTCGGTGGCCAGACGCTCAGTCAGATCACGGATGGCGCTGGCCGCTGCCTGGTTGCCGGCCTTCGCGTAATGGCGCTCCATTGACAGCAGCACGCCGCGATTGGTCATGACGGCGGCCCGCGCTGCATCTACCAGACGTTTTGTGATCGGACGCGGATCTCCTGGCCGCGCATCGAGCTTCTCCAGCTCGCGCGCACGCACTCGCCAAGCGCGCAGCTCTTCCTCCCACATGCGCTTCAAGGCTGGCGACTGTGCCGACCGAATCTGGTCGGCAAAGTAGACAGCGGGGTCAGAAAGACGCACGCCGGCGGGGAATGCTGCCGCTGCCTTGCCTTCCGGGTTCAGCAGAGCGTCGGCCCGGATGGCGTCGAACAGCAGATCGTAGGCGCGGAAAATGTTGAAGCGGTCCGAGTTTTTCGGGAACGTCTTTTCCAGCCGGATGTGCGCATCGCTCTGGTAAGCGGCGTCGCCCTTGCCGATGAACTCGGTCGTGCCGCCGGCGGCCTCGACCTTGTGCGCGATGTAGGCCTCGAAGGATCTGGCCAGCATCTCGGTCGGCTTGCGCCAGTACGCCGGGTCGCTGCCGGTGGCTGCCGCGAAGTCGCCGGCGTCTTTGTAAAACTGGCTGCGTCCTCCGCGCGCCTGGCTCGCCCCCGATTGAAGTTGCGCGAGCTCTGCCTTCAGCGCTTTGGCGTCCACGCCACGCTGCTCTGCGCGCTCGATGCGGCGCTCCAGATCCATGATCTTCGCCGACTGCTCTGCGCGGTCAAAGAACAGAGAGTTCATCAGATGACGGAAGGCCTCGCCGGTCGTCTCGGGGAATTTGTCCGACAACGACTCGCCATCGCGCAGGTAGTCCGACAGATTGGCCAGCGCGTCGCCGTGCTTGGCTGCAAGGTAGAAGTCCAGCGCATGGCCCCACTCGTGGGCAAACGAGTTCGAGCGGCCAGGCATGACGACAGCCTGCCCGGGCAGTTTCAGGCCGTCGGCACTCTTGCCGCTGCCGGTGCCCAGCGGGTAGTGCGCGCCCAGATACCGGCCCTGACTCGTGAGACCCAGCGCGAGCTCGCCGTTCAGACCAATGGCCGACGTTGGCAGGTCAAGCACATGGGCCATGAGCTGCAAGCCACGATAGGCGTCCAGCAACTGATCGATGGCGCTGCGAAGGTTGGCGCGGTCAGATTTCTGGACCAGCGACAGCCCGTAGGTGTTCTTCAGGCCTTCGGAAAGGATCGTGAATTGCCGCTCAGGCGGCAGCAGCTCGGCCTCGGTCGGGTCGTAACCTAGCTCGACGAACGCGTCACGGTAGATGCTTTGCCGGTTCGTGAACGACGCTTTGGTGAAGACGTCACCTGTT